CTGGATATTCTTACAGCTGTGTCATTGACTCTGTTCTCCTTTGCGCTCTGCACCATCATCTGCTGTGCGGCGGGTTCAGCTGCCTTGTAGTCAGCAGACAGGCCAAAGTTATCAATCAGATCAGCCTCATCTTTTCTGGCTGCATCGTGGCGCTTGTATTCAATACTCTCTGTCCTAGAGGCTATATAGTTTTCACGAGACTTGATTGCATCTGTGCTGTATGCGCCGTGCAGCCCAGCTGGTGGCATTGGCAACTCTGGGAAGTTGGTGGTGTCGTTGGCTGTTACGGCGAGCTGACCCTTGTATTCCTTCAACAAATCCAACTGCAATGTCTGCTCGTTGTCATCGTTCTCCTGCTGGGTTATTTCGTAATCCAGCTTTCTGTTGAGCAGATTAAGGCGGGACAAGTCGGCGTTCATTTGTTTCTCTCTGATGTCCAGCCCACGGTTGGTTTGGCTCGCACGCTCGGCGAGGTTGGTGTGACGTGCTCGCTGGTCTGAAACCCTCAGCCCCAGCTCCGCTCCTTTGTAAAACTCATCCATCGTAACTATAAATCCTTTTACCAACCGGGGGGCAATGTTGATGGCCTAGCGCCATAAGCCGTGCCACCACTGCCGGTGAACCGGTGCATTGTCTGGTTGGCTGGGCCAGCTACTGTAGCTGGGGAACCACTGCCCCCGAACATTTTACCCATTAAGCCTCCGATACCTCCGCCACCACCACCGCCGAACATTCCTCCAGCCATCATTCCGCCCACGCCTTGCAGCGCACCGGCGAACTTGTTCTGGAAACTGTTGGCGGCATCACTTTTCGCCTTACTGACTGCGGCTCCGTGTGCAAATTGATTTTCTTGTATGGCATTGCGCGTCCACTGTGTGGGGTCAATATAGGACGCCCTTACGCTCATCGGGTTAGCAACAGCGGTGTTTCGCACGGTGGATAGGAACGGGTTGAGTGCGCCAAGACCGGCTTGTGTCATACTCATCTGGCTTAAACCTAGATCGCGTGCCACAAGATTGCGGCCCGCTTGGCTGCCGCTAATACCGCCAGCCATACCGCCTTCGGCGGCTCGGCGCATCAACAGCCCTTGGTCAGCCATAGGTAGCTTACCGGCAATCATATTGCCGATGGCTCCGCTTGCCCCACCAATTAAGTTGCTGTACCCCGGCATCGCTTTCTCAAGGTTAGCCATCAGTATCTCTTGGTCAGCTGCGCTGGTCTTGGCTGCCAGTTCTTTTGATTTACCAAAGCTGGCCAAGTTGCTGGAGATTGCAGCCCCTTGTTCCTGTGCTTGGTCTATTTTCTTGTACTTGGGAACCTTCGCGCCCTTTTTCATAAGGCCGCCCGCAACTCCCATTGCTAATCCTATTCCTACCATTATATTACGCTTTCGATCCCCCCACCTCCGTGGGTATTTAGGTTTGTCATCTGCAAGACTGGAACAACCCCGTCTCCCATATGGTTTGCCAACTGATTCTGTAATGAATCGATGGCCAAATTGCGGTACTCGGTGGCTGCTCCAAAGTCTCTGTTCTCCTCCAGCTTGATGGCGGTTGCCATATTTTTTATGGCGTAAAGATCGCTCACCATCAGCACATCTGTATCGTTCGCGGCGTCAATGAAACGCAGCTTGGCGATAACTGTAACAGAAACCTTTGTGTCGGTTCCATCTGCGCACCCCGACGCTCCCCCCAGACTGGGGATCAGAGAGCGCCGGTAGCTGGGTAAAGTTTCATCCGGTTCATAGGTGGCGATATCCACCAGTGTAGGCGTGGAGTCTACCAGCTCGTACAGCTGCACGTTGCCTTGGGTGACATCCTTCAGCACCCCGGCAACACTGTTAAACGCGGTCGTTGTGTCAACGTAACCATTTACAAGGGTCACAACCTCGCCGTCTTGGTAGACAGCAGATGAGCCGCTACCGCTCTTGAGCGTTCGCACCCAGTTGTTGTTGTCGTCGTAACCTTGGATGGTGACAGTCTTACCGGCGTCCGCATCTAGGAAGGCATACACTCGCACTTGCTTGCCCACCCCCGACATATCCTTGTGGGTGGGAGACTCGCCTCTGTCGAGCAGCTGGTAGCCGATGTTGTCCTTGTTATCGAGCAGCCCGTAGCCGCTTTCAACAAACTCAAACCAGCCGTTTCGTACTGTGCCAACATTCTCGCTCACAGCGACCGACTCGATGGCCTCGATCTGTCTGGGCCAAGCAATGCAGCCGTCTGTCGCGCAGATGGTGAACTTGCCGTAGGTTCCCTTCCACTTGCCGCTCTCGATCAACCGCCGCTGCGCCTCGTTGATATACTCGGTGGTGCGTGCGTCGGTGGCGCAAAGGTTGAGGTGCTTTGCAATGCGTGTCTTTGCTGTACCGAGAGTAACTTTCATTAGGCTTTGTAATAAATGCGGCTGGTGCGCTTAATAAAGTACACGCCGTAATAAGGTGGAAGATTGTTGATCGGGGTGGAGGTCTGGGCTGGGCCAGCGACCACCATTCCGCTTGCGGTTTCTGGGCCGGAGACAAAAATACCCTCACCCGTGTCTGTGCTGCCGGTGTGGGCAGGCCGCTTAGTCCAGCTCAAGTTATGTGAGTGAGGTGGAAGGTTGGCCTCGATCAGCGTCTCCTCATCTGTGCCGCCGGTTTTCTCTGTTTCACTAATAACAGTTCCGTTGGCTGTCGTGCCTATGCCTATAGGCAGCAAGCCGTTCATAGCGGCATCCCTCTCCCAGAATGGGCCGGATGTTTCAGTGGTAGCACCGGCCACCCCGCCGTCATATGTGTCGATGTCGGCCACTGCGCCCGTAAAGAGCCGCCGCTCTCCACCGCCGCTAGGGACGGGGTGCTTGGATACCCACGCACCGTTGTAGTGGATGTAAATTTTATCGGGAGTACCGCCGATTGTTCTTATCCACGGTCTGTCTTCGTCGTCCACTGACGGCACGGCATCGCCGAAGTTGAACAGACTGTAATCACCGTCAACGTAGGCGGTGGTGAGATTGATAAACGTGTTGTAGAGGTCGGACACCGAGCCGAAGCAAGTGTCGTCGGATACGGTTCCGGCCACTAAATTGACTGTTTGATTGGATGGCATTGTTAGCTGGTGGGAATTGTGTAACTTATCGTTTCGTTACACGGGACAGAAAAGACGTAGCTGTACGGGCTTTGTGCCGCCACCGGCTCGCCCCATAATGACGTTGTGCAGTTGATTGCTATGTATGACCAGTTCATAAATTCTAAACGCAGAAGAGGCCCTCCTCTGGGCATTGCCCGTAGGGTTCTTCGGTAAGGGGGTAGGCGTGCATTCTAAAGCCCTTGATTCTTGCTTGACCCGTCCACCCGATCCGCGCCGCCATCTCATACCCGTTTCTCAGCGGGGCATTGTTGGCGTTGGATTGTGAGGCTGACGCCTCGCAAGTGTCCTCCGGTTGCGGAAGTCGTATGCGGGTGCGGTACATCGGGGCATAGTTGACAAACGCGAGGCAGCTACCGTCTGTTGGGTCGCAGTTCTCGGACTTGGCACACTCGGTGAAAGCGTGCCAGTCCACCCACGCGGGGTACTGGTTCGGTTTATATTTAATATCAAACTGAACCTCACCCTCCAGCTGGTCGAGCCACAGCTCGCCGTACTCCAGCTGCTTCATCTCGAACGGGTTCTCGAACGAGTAGCTGGAAGTTTCAACGTAACAGCTGATGTTGTTGGTTCCGTTGTCCTTCTTCCCGTCTTTTGTCAGCTCCCACAGCTGTATGCGGCAGCTGCCATCTATGTGAAACACAAAGCAGCGCGACTCATTTTCTATTTCCGCTGTGAGGATTTGCAGAAAGTTGAGTCCCGTCCAAAATCCCTCCCACGCTGCGGGGGCTTTCTCCCCAGTCCCACCTACCAAATCAAAATCAAGCGCCGTTAGTGCGCGAAAGAAAATCCCCTGCGAGCTATTGGTGTATGGGGTAACAGTCATCAGCAGCCGGTTGTCAAACAGCACACCACTTGTTCTGTCGGCGATGTTGGCCTGCTTCTCGTTGGCAATATACGGCCCCACCTCTCGGCTAACTGGAATCTGCCCGTACTCCTTCCACTCTCGGCGGCTGGAGATGTAGCTGCGGATACCGTCTGGGGCGCGGTAAAACATATCACCGTTGACCAGCGTGCAGCTTCTGTCACTGACCGCGCCGTAGTTGATGGCCACGATTCGCACAGTGGGGTAGCTGACATTCTTCCAGCTGTCGCGGCTGGTGGGAACATTGACGGCGAACACGGCGTCCGTGGTGTGAACCAGCAGCTCCCCTTGACCGAGCGAGGAGTCGGGCTGGTTGGTGAATTTCATCGCCGTGATGTCACCCGTGTCCAGCGGGACAGCAAACGCGCCGCCCTCTGCGATGTAGGTGTTCTCGGTAAACTGGATGACCTCTGTCGGCCCACCCACGATGTCGCCCGCCACAAACTCGCGCCCTCTGGACACCCAGAGGCGACCGTTGCCGTAGGCCATTGCTGAACCGACCGGCACTTCGTTGTTGGAGAGCACGCTTCTGCGGCTGCTTGCCCCATTGAAAAGGATGGGCAGCGATTGACCGTCTTGGATGATGAGGTACTGCTCGGCCTGCTGGAAGAAGAAGACGGGGATGTCAGATGGGTTGGGGTCTGGCGTCGATACAGAGCCAGTTGAGGTAGTAGGGGTGATGTCCTGCACCACCCCCGTCTTGACGTTTATTTTGTGGATATAGCCTCCAACCGCCACCACCAAATAACTGTTTGATCCAAAATGATAATTGTACGCGCCTTGGAACATCTTTGTTTGGAAGCGCGTCTGCATCGCTTCTGCGTCAACTTGATTGGTTGCCGTAAAATCCAGCGCAATGTTGGTGAACGCGGGGCGCGTCTTGGCGTAGCCACCGCGCATTGTGGCATTGACCGCAAAGCTGGCTTGGTTGCGGGGCAGAAGGCTGGGGGATTTCCCAGCATCAACACCGCGCTCCAACGTGATGAAGCCGTCGCTAATACGCTGGCGATCAATAACCGGCATTAGACAAACACTATGAAGTAGAACTCGCGAATAAACGGAGTGTCCAATATCTGTACCTTTAGCTGGCCGACGCCAGTTGTTATTGAATCAACGTACAGAATCCCTGCGGTGCTTGAGCCCGTGTTGTTGTCAGCCGCAGTAAGGCTAACAGTTGGTATAATCCCAGTTCCTATGCTTGAGTTAAAGGGTATCGTAACCAGACCAGCCGCACACGAGCTGGTTCCCACGTTTAGCCCTCCGCTAATCGTGACGTTGTTAACAGAGTCCACGGAACAATGGCCCTTTGCCACAATGTTCACACCCGCGCCGCTGGCAATCCACGCTGGCTTGTTGTTGCCCAGATCGTAAGACAACAAGTACCCGTCACCACCAACTGGAACCTCTGCCCAGTTACTACCGTCCCAGTACGCCATCTGTCCGGCAGCAGCGCCACCCCCAAGGCTCGCCAACGGGAGCTGCCCGCTGGTGGTAACAGTATCTAACGCAAGAGGGGCCGAGGCGTGGTCAAGGTCAGTAAACAATGGCCGCCTCCAAGCCATCCCGTTAGAAGCTGTGCTGTCCGTAAAGAGTGCATTGGTGTCAGCAGAGCCGATTGCCAGATCGGAGTAGGCTGTGCCGTTGTGGGTCAGCAAATCGCCTTTCCCAGCGAACCCAGCTGGGTAGGTGATGCCAGCTGAACCGTCTAAACCCTGCGTGCCGGACGGCGTGATTTTTGATCCACTGGCCAATGTGCCGGACACAGCGTTCCCCACATAGCCAAGGTTCTTGACCACCAAAGAAAGCGCCGCAGTGGACACCACCTCAAAATAGCCCGCGCCTTGGATGTAGACTGCTTGACCACTAATATACGGGCTTGCGTTGTAAACGGCAAGTGAAACGCTGGAGAGCGCCGCCGGGATGGTGGCGGATGAAGAGGTGGTGGTGTAAGCGTTGGCCCCATCGGAACCCGCTGCCCCAGCCGCTCCGGCTGCCCCAGCTGGCCCAGTTGGCCCCGCGACATTGACGGTGGAGTTGGTGCAGCTGGTTTCGCAGCAGTCCGTGTTTTGATTCAAGGTGATAGCCATTGTTTGACAGTTCGCAAAAGTTGTGGGGTATATTTCCCCGTTAGGGAGTATATCCACAATATACATCCCTACTGTCAAACGGTTTGATTAAGCATAAATATGGCTTGGCGTTTGATGTGCAACTAAACGAGATCGAGCTGGAGTTGTACGCCTTCAGAATCAACCACTCGCCGGATCGCGGCGGGCTGGGTGCTTATCGCCATTTTAAGAACGTGGTCAACTTTCTGTGGCCCAAGATGATCTGGAATGTGTGGTTGGAGAAGCAAATCGAAAGCCTTTGCGAGAACCAATGGGTGTGCTGGGCGGGGTGCGGGGCAAGCGGCAAGACCTACGCTGCCAGCCTTTACTCGATGGTTTACTTTCTGGCCGCCCCCCTCCAGACCTCGGTTATCCTCACGTCCACCACCGCCAAAATGATCCGCAAGCGTGCTTGGCCGGTGATTCAAGACCTTTACCGGACGTGCAAGGGTGGCTATCCGTCCCATATGGTGGACAGCAAGACCACGCTTCAAGCTGTTCGGGGTGACGACAAGCACGCCATCTTCGCCATCCCCGTGCTGGACGGGGCCACGTCAAAGGCGGTCGCCAACATCCAAGGCATACGTTCTCCACGCACAATGGTGATCGTGGACGAGGCCACCGACACGCCGGAGGCAGCGTTCGAGGCGTGCTCCAACCTCCAGAAAGGCACGCGAGAGTTCAAGTTTCTGGCAATCGGGAACCCTCACAGCAAGTTCGACCAGCACGGGAGGTTCGCTATGCCGAAGAATGGCTGGTCTACGGTGAGCATCGAGGATGAGGAATGGGAGACGGAGCGGGGTGTGTGTGTCCGCTTTGACGGCCTCAAGTCGCCCAATGTGCTAATGGGCAAGACCAAGTTTGATTTCCTCATATCCAACGACCAAGTGCGGCAGGCACAGAAATATGACGGGGAGGACAGTCCCAAGTTCTGGAAGTACACAAGGGGGATGTGGTCGCCCGAGGGGGTGTGCAAAACGGTGTTAAGCGAAAACTTGGTCGAGAAATATAGGGTGATGTTTCCTGCTGTTTTCATCAAAAAAAGCCATATGATGGCCGGTTTAGACCCTGCTTTCAATGGGGGAGATCGCTGCGTTCTCCAGCTGGGCCGCTACGGTGACTTCGAGAACGGCAAGATGGGCATCTCGCTGGAGCGAAACGAGGTGATCGAGATTGATGCGCAGTCAAGTGAGCCGGTTCACTTCCAGATCGCCAACCGAGTGAGGTCACTCTGCGAGGAGAACAAGGTGCAGCCAAAACATCTGGCGGTGGACGCCACTGGCGAGGGCGGCGGGCTGTGTGACATCTTGGCCAAGACGTGGAACCCCGCCATCCAGCGGGTGGAGTTCGGCGGGAGGGCAAGTGATCGCCCCGTCAGCCCCGAGGATCACCGTAAAAGCAGTGACGTGTACGCCAACAAGGTGACAGAGCTGTGGTTCAGTGTGAGGCAGTGGGTTATCAATGAGCAGCTGCGAGGGATGCACCACGAGGCGGTGATCGAGTTCTGTTCGCGGATGTTTGATGATGAAAAACGTATGACAATCGTTGAGAGAAAGGTTGATATGAAGGCTCGTACCGGCAAGTCGCCGGACTTTGCGGACGCCATTGCACTGGTGGTGGAGATGGCCAGACGCTTGGGCGGATACGCTTCAGCCACGCCGCACAAGCGGGGATTGAACAGCTGGGATCAGATGGTGCAGGAGTACGACAGCATTTACCACGACACGTTTGCGGAGGTATGAACCGAATTATCCCAACCAGCATTGTTCCGAGTGGCGGCGGGTATCACTACACGCAGGAGGAAACCAGCCACACCGAGTCAGCTGACAGCTTTCACCAGCTGGTGGCGCGGGTTGTGGCCCACCGAAAAGCCAACAATCTCCCCGTTCCATTCAACATTGCTGACATTGTGGAGGCGCAAGTCTGTGAGGGCCGCAAAGAGTTGTGCGCCGAATACAGACCAAAGCCGCCTCCCAACCGCCCGCTGACAATCGACCTTGCGCTACGCCTCACCCGCACACTGGTCGCTGCCGGGGGCAAGCGGGTGGAGTGTCAAGCCGAGGCGGATCAACGGGCGGCTATCT